CCAACTTTCAGTAATTCTGTATCTATTCCCCTAATCATAAAATCACCTTTTAGGCATTTTCCAAGTATCTAGTATTTATTAGGATTTGCTTCTTTTTTGCCGTAAATACATTTCCATCTATGAAATCGCCCGGAAGTAAATCATAAAGCTTTGAACCTTTTTCATTTTTTACCCTAACTGTCATCTTTTTTAGAACTTTGAGTTTTTCGTTGAACGGGCCTTTAAAGGGAGGTTCCCGAACCTTTTTAACTTCTGGTTTTTTCACTTCCTCGACATCATTTTCCTCTTTGTTAATATTATCAGAAAATACATTATCCATAATTTCACCTCATTTAAAAAATTAAGAAAAGATGTAAAAGGAGAATAAAATTCTCCTTTTTTATGCCGGAGCGGGTACGATCTCAGTAAACAAGCTTCCGAGATCTTCAGCAATTACCTTCATGTCGAAAGCAACCTGTCCCTCTACTCTTGTCGTTTCCTTCTCCTGAATATACCAAGATTTGATTGCAGGTGCGCCGTTATTTTGAATTCCTGCAAAATTCCAGCTAAACATATAACCTGCGCTTGGAGTCAGAAGGCCCGGATTTGGATTTGCATAACACAATAATGCATTTCTTGAGAAATTAAATCCGGTTGTTTTTGTCGCTCCCTTTCCAGTTGCCACAATGGATTTTGCTACTAGAATTCTTCCAATACCGATAAGTCGAGCCATAATATCTTGCGTTACTGCATCAGATGAACTATACTTTACCCTATCAACGAAATCAGGATGTTCCGTAAGTTCGTTGAAAACATCATATCCAAACACAAGAGTATTAGGCTCGATTCCAGTCTTTTCGAGTTGGGCTTTCATCTCAGCTTTGAATACCTTGATTGGGCTTGAGGTCGATTCATTGAACTGATCAAAGTCAGTTACACCTACTAAATCCTCGCCCCAAACACCAGTTTGCATAAAAGTATCCACGAATCGCCTTTCCTCTTTCAGCAAAATCTTTCGAGTCACAAACTCCATAGCTTCGCGCTTGAGGTTGAACATATTTGGAGTATTTGCCTGTAACTGATCTCCAATATCCTTATGAATACCGAATACTCTGCATTTGTACGCTTCGTCGGACATTGAATAGCCAGATCCAGCCGTTTCGGTTGAATCCTTCCGCTCTTGAGCTTCATCAATATTCCAATCATCGGCGTTATAAACAGGATATAAATCAGATTGGAAATCTACAGGAACGATACTAAAGACCTTTGGAGCAATAAATGCATCCTGTCTTTGAATAACCAAACTAGAAAGGTTTGAAAGTAGGTTATCAACTTTCACGCCTCCCCTTCTACCACCAATAGCCATTTTTTACCATCTCCATTATTTTATTTTTTAAGCCCCATCCGTTACGCTTCCAAGTGCCGGAGCCATACAATTAATAAGAGCACTTATAGTATCTGCATCTGCATCTGATTCCTCAAGCAATTGTCCCATAGTATAAACGGTTTCGTCGGTTCCGGCTGTAAGCTTCTTGAGCTTACCGGAACTTCCATCAAGTCCAATTACGCCAGGTGTTGCATATTGACCCGCCACAATTACAGGACAAACGCCAAATACCCTAACGGTCACGGCCTCGCCTTCTAATCCACCTTCAATTAGTACACCAAAAGGAATATCAGTCGCAGCAGAAGGCAAAACAACCTCTCCATCACTATTTAGTACGACACCCAAACTTTCTTTACCCGTAAGATTTTCACCTGCAACCTTGAACGGAATATCAATATTCGGCCCAAACTCATCAATCATCTTACTCACCACCGACTAGAGAAGCTTCATACTCTTCATAAAGTTTTGGATTTTGTTCAATTGCCTTGGTAACTGCAACATCATAAGGTACTTTTTCCTTTTCCATAATGTTCTTAGCTGCCAACTGCAAACTGTTAAATTCCTTTCCTACTCTTTGAGCGGTTTTTGTCGAGTCTTTTCCAAGTTCATCGGTAAAGACACCGCTCTTTATTTTTTCATTTGCGGATTTTAGCGTAACAGTTAGAGACTCATAGACTTTTGCATCAAGTTCTTTGATTACATGCAGCATTGCGCCGATTTCATCAGGATTGCCAAGTAACCCTAAATTCTCTTTTGCAAAATCAACCTGTTCTTTTTTTAGCCTAATTTGCTTCTCTTCTTTTGCAAGTTTCTCGGCATTTTCTGCCCGCTCATTAGACTTATTGATCAGGTCGCGGAGAGCAATGTTTTCTTTTGCCAATCTATCTTTCTCTGCAAGTTCCTTTGCAATTTCCTCAGCTTTCATCTTCTCGGCTTTCTCAATAGCAGCCTTCTTGTCAGCTTCCTCTTTCTCAAGCTTTGCTTTCTTCTCAGCAGCTTCCTTTTCAAGTCGCGCTTTCTCATCAGCAGCCTTCTTAATTTCTTCATCCGTTGGCATATTTTCACCCTTATTCAATATTATCATCTTTTTAATTTGTTCTTTTTCTTCTTTGCTTAACCAGAAAATCTTTTCCGGATCGATATTTTCCAGACCTTTCACCAATGCAAAAGTTCTGTTATTTGCCCCAAATGGCACAAGAGAAATTTCCCGTGTTTCTACGTTGAAAATTCGTTGTACTTTCTCAAGTTTCGGCATTAGTTACCACCGCCTTCATCTTGAATACCAGAATCTACAGGCTCCGAATTTGCAAATCCCCCAATCGAAAACGAATTATATTCTCCGGACATAACACCTTTCCACTTTTCTTCATCGAATATTTTCATTGCAACCATCCAAGAACCCTTTCGTACGCATTCTTGATCTTGATAATATTCATCATTTTTTGTAACGTAAGATTCTACGATTGCAGCATCCATTTTTTCTTGATGCCTGAATCCGCAAATTCTTGATTCCATCAGGTATTTATGAGCGGTTTTTTCGATTTCTTCTGCCGAAATTATATCTCCCTGTAAATCGGGAATATCAGGTTGAAGAACCACCCCAAAAACGATATGTTGAAGTTCATCAACTTTCACAATTCGGCTTATTCTTCCTTTTTGTTCTGCCATATAATACCCCACTATCTAGCAATTAATATTATTTACCCCAATCCACAGAACAATTTTATTTTTATGTTTTTATACTTTTGGTAATTTTGGTTTTAAACTTCTAGTTTTTGGTTTTGTTATTTCTGGTGGACTAAAATTTAACTCACTTATATTTTCGATTTTCCTACAAACAATACAGCATCTACAATCTGGGTGTAAAGTAGGGCAACGTTTTCCATTTGAAAAACTCCCTCCGATTGGTGCAAATTGCCTATACATTCTTGCACAATTAGAGCAAAGTCGATCATCCGGTGTAACTATCCATTCCATCACATATTTTGATTTATCAATATATCCCTGGTTAGCCGCCTGATTATACATTGCATAAGAACCCTCATTCACGGTATTAATTGACTCGGTTCTTGCGATCATATCCCCTCTAGCTCTTAGTAATCTTTGTTCATACTTTTGAACGTATTTTTCAACAAACTTATCTTTAGCTTCTTGAGTTTTCAACCTTTTTACGTTCTCGGAATTCTCAACATACCGTCTATAATTTTCTAAGGCTTTCATCCTTCGAGGATCAAGCCCGATATTCTCTTTTATTCTTCTCGCGAGAATATCAGCGTTTTCTCCTTTGTTCCAAGCATCCTCAACTAGATTTTTAATTGCATCTTGTGTATTTTTATTAATTTGTACTATTTGATCCCCTACATAATCCCTTATGTATGCATGTATTGCTTCGTTTTTTGGATCAATATTCCAATTATATTTATTTGAAAGTAACTGTATGGTTTCTTGTGTTATTCGCGAAGCTACATTTTCTAACTTTTTCATATCAATTTTGTCAATATCAAGAACACTCAAAACCAAATTTGAATCTTTTGATTCAACCGCTAATAATAAATTTTTTTTATTAATTTTCTTTTTATAATTTACTAGAGCCGCTAAAAAGGCTAATGCCATTGCCTCTTTATACTTATCGGCAATGACAAGCATTTCCGGCCAAACCGACGAATCCGGCTCTTGTGGCCCCTCATTCGTTGCCATCTATACCGCCCGTTTCATCTGCATTTTCCTCATCTACATTTTCATCAAGGTTTTCATCGTCGTTTGAATCATCATCTTCAATATTTGAATTATCATTCATCTCATCTAATTTTTCTTCCTCCGGTTCTGGAAATCCTGCAATCTTCATGAGGTATTTCATTAATTCGCGATTCGGGAATAACGGAAATCCTGAATCCGCTAATGCTTTAAGATATGTCCCAACTTGCACTAAATCAGCATCCGTTAATTGTGTATGCTCAAGCGTTGGTAACTCTTGCATATCATCTCCATTCAACTTAAAAAGCTCATATACACCATCCTCATTAAAAATATTCTTAATTATATCCAGAAAAGATGTTAAACTTTTTATAAAATTATTACTTTTTGTTTCTGCAAGTGCATAACTTCCCGAAGCTCCGGAACCTTGTTTATTTCCCACCATTACAATATCATAAAGACAGGATTGTGCTATTCTTGTATCATGTCTTTCAATTACCGCGCTTATCTGACTTATTTTATTACCTGCGCTTGCGCCCTCAAGCAACGTAAGGTCATATTTTTTATTGCCGTTTGCATCTCTAGCTAACGGCATTACAATAGCAGAACCTTTATTTGTCTGCACTTTTCTAATTGCATTTCCAATATTTACCTTAATTTTTGTATGCTCTGCTGTATCTGTCCGAATTACATCCTCCGGAACCCATGCAATTAATACCCCTAGAGCATCATGCTCAAGGCCGATTGCCTCATCTTCTTCAAGTCTCTTTTTATACCAATAATCCTTATATGCGTTCCTCAGAATACTTCGGCCTTGTGGATTATTCTTATATATTTTTGTCCTAAATAATAATATCTTTTTAATTGGTATAAATATATTATTTCCGGTTACTGGATCTTGTTGAATCATTCCCTCAAGTTCTGAGGTTTCCTTATTGAACACCCATTCATAAAGTGTCTCTTGTGCTCTAAATCCGAGTCGTTTCCATCCTACTTTACCATCAGGAAATTTTGAATTTTCCTTATCCCTAATCTTGAAAACTTTTTCACACGCGGACCATCCCAACGGCAACATTGAAAGAATCTCGGAAATAACATCATTAAAATTCTGAGAATTTAAATCGATCAAAACCGAATCCAAATATTCAGCCTTTTTTAGTGCTTTATCACTCATTCCACCAGGCTGTGCGTACCATTGTACTTTTCTAATGAAAAGTTCTGCTGCAAAAAGAATAGCTCCGACAATTGGATCATTATCCCTCATCTCAATATATGCCCGATTCGCGCGATATAAATCACTCAATTCATTTAGCCATTCTTCAAAAATAAATCCGCCCGTCCTTCTAAGGCCACTTACACCCAATTCTTCAAAAGTAACCGGTTCACTTTCTTTAGCTATTCCATTCATATCTTTTAAAACCCTTAAATTTCTCGGCATTCTCTAACCCTCATTTTTATCATCTTCAATAATTACCCCAATCCATTCTCTCAAAACTTTTTTCCATACTCTCTAAAACATGCAAACCTATAAATAGTATGAAGTTCTACTGTATTGTATGTCACATGTAACCGACTTCGGGAATGTAAAGCTTGGTGATAAGGTTTTTGTTGATATAGTAGAAAAAGACATATTTGGTAAAGCGATATCAAAAGAAATCCAATTATGTAAAATAACACAATTATGTTCTTGTAGTGCTTATTATGTTTGGGTAACATTTGAACAAGAAAATGGTCATTCTTTTGCTCAAAAGAAAAAAATAACTACCAAAATTATGGTTCATGATTAAGGATGTGCATAAAATGATAATTGATGGAAAAGATCAATCTTTTGAGGATTGGCTAAGATCAAAGATTTCAGAAAATCATGAATTAAAATTCAAAGCCTTCATCTCCTCCCAACGCAAGAAATGACTCGGAACTACTAACAAACCCATTTCCTAAATCTATTGCCTTTTTTGCATTTACTAAAGCATCCTCATAATCATCGTGCTCGCCTTCTGGAAAACTCAAAAGTTCATTCTCAAAACTCAAAGGTAAATTTTCAACATGAAATACTTGATTTAGTTCATATCTGGATTCCATTGATGCAAAATTTGCAACCTTATTTTTCCCTTTTGGATTCACGCCGTAAACTGCAAACGGAACCTCTTTTTGAAATTCCTGTACCATCGCCCGTTGATAAGCTACATCCTCAATGCCTATTATTGGCTCAGGCCATTTCAAGTCCGGCCTATTCCATTTATTACACATATCCTTAATCATCGCTTTTTGTTTCGCGAAACTGCATCTTTCCCTCTTTATATCCAGAACATAATAAAACTTCGTTAAAGTATCGTAAGCTAAAGCACAAACCGCAGTATAATCATTTATTTCTTTTTCACCGATTGCCAAATCAACCCCTATACCAATTACAAGATTCTTATTGTTTTGAAGTTCATCGATACTTATATATTGGATTGAATTCTTATTGATTCGCGCTCCGGCTGCACTCACGAATTCCGCTAAAAATTCACGACGGAAAATCAGGCTAGGGGTGCTTTCCCTAATCTCGTCAATTTCCGCCGGATCAAGATAAGGATTCGTATAACTCGAAAGTTGCCAACTTTTCACATTTTTAATTTTTGGATTCATACCATCCTTGAAAAGTTGGTGAAACCACCCATTTTCGACTTTGGGTGTACTGATGAATATTGCCCGACCTTTTTTATCTGCAAGAGTTGCCCTTAGAATTTCAGTCCACACGTTTTTTTTCTGGAAGTCTGCCTCATCCATTATCAGAAGGTCCAATCCTTCGCCTCTCAGAGAGTCGGGCCTATCCGACGATTTAAAAACGAATTGGCCGCCACTTGGAAACGTAATCGTTCTTGTGGCAATATTTATTACAATTCCATATTCAGCCGGAATTTGGTTTACAAGCTTGATTGCTAATCGCCATGCTATTCCAGCCTGCGAATATGTAGGGGCTACCCACCATACTAAATGTCCCGTAAAAGCTTCTGAAAATCCTATCTCAGTACACATTAAAGTTTTTCCAAAACGGCGACCGCATGCAAGAACGCGAAACCTAGTTTTATCGTCTGCTATTTCCTGCTGCACTCGGTGAAATGGTGGTAACTCTAGCTCAATAATCATTCTTTTGATTCATCCTTTTCTTTTTTATCTTCTTCATCTTCCGTATTTGTATTATCATATACGGTTTTATTACCCCAACTTAATTTAACTTTTATATCTTGTTTGACTTGAATTACTTCATTTTGACCGCAATATGTTTTTCCGAGATGTTCAAGCATCCTTGCGTTTCCATTATAGCCATTTTCAGGATCAGGTAATGCTATTTGCAACTGCGCTCTCCGAATTGTTATTTTATAATCTGCGAATCCCTCAGTTAATGCTTGTGCTAATTGCGAATCTTCTTTTTTCCAATTAGCCAATGTTTTAACATTTATGCCTAAAATATCAGCTATCTCCTGTTCGTTGCAATGTATTTTAGATAATTTATAGATCAAATTATAATCTAATTTTGGGGTTTTTCTCCGGTCCCTCGGAGGAATATAATCACTTGAATATTCCATATTATAAGGAATTATTTGACCGTCTTCTTTTACCATGTTTCACCACCATCCTTATATACTATAATAATATATTACAGTTGGGGAAAATCATATACTCTTATTACCTCTAGTATCTGATTTTCCTTTTCCTATTCGCGATTCAAATTCTTTTATTCTTCCAATTCTATTCTTTAAATCGTTTGCTCCTTTATCATTATCATATATAAATTCATCTATTTTTAAATAATCCCATGAGCGGTTCCTACCTTTTATATTTTCATCTTTTTTATAAGAATTACTTTTTATTTGTTCAATTTCATCATTCTTATAGTTAAAATTTCTCAATATATTTTCGATTGGATTTATTCTTATTCCGAGTCCACATTTACAGCAATGCTTAAACCCTCTTTCATCATACTTTAAAGTACCATTACATCCTTCTTTATCACAATGTGACAATGCATAAAATATATGAATAATTCCATCAGTTTTTTTGGTTATTTTATTCCAAACTGTTTGACCAACATTAGACATATTTTTATCATAAACTGTTTTACCGTGCAAGCGCATATACTTTTTTGTTGGTTTTTTGGGTTTTGGTAGTTCCTCGTTATGAACAAACCACTTATTTTTAACTTTCATCATTTAATAGTTCCTCCGAATTTTTATAAAAATAAACTATCTTTGTTGGCCTACTTACTTCTTTTCCCTTCATCATATAATTAACATCAGTTATTTTTGAAATTTTAAATATTTTTTCTTCGGCTACTAATCTATCAGTCGAATTCCTAACAATATTATAATCCCATCTAAATTTATTAAAATTAATAATACAATACTGAAGTAGATCTATTCTTGTGCATTTATTTAAATGTCTAACGGCTAAAAGAATTTGTGCATCAATAAATTCAGGATGCTTTTGTTTTCTTCTCATTCTCTTAATCATGTTTAAATAATAGTAACCTAAAAGTATATAAAGATTATGAAAAATATATTCATTTATAGATCAAATTATTTACATTTGATGATATCTGATTTTTGATTTTCTAATAAAATCCTCCGATAATTTATCTGGATATTTATTTGTTACGTAGATTTCACGTATTCCTGAATTAATAATCATTTTCGCGCATATTATACAAGGTGAATGAGTGCAATATAAAATACCATCAAGTATTTTAACGCCATTTCTTGCAGCATTTATTATTGAGTTCATTTCTGCGTGTACGGCAAAACAAGTTTCATGATTTTTACCACTTTCGATTTTTTCTTTATCTCGAATACACCCAATATCTAAGCAATGCTCGAATCCTCGTGGTGCTCCATTATAACCAGTCGATAAAATTACCCCATCAATCGAAGTAATGACACATCCAACTTTATGCCGTTTGCAAGTTGATCTTTCCGCAATTTCTTTAGCAATATTTAAAAAGTTTATATGTTTTGATGGTCTATTATTCATTTTTTATTCCTCATATGTATGCGTATTTAATGATCTTATATATTGAGTTATATATCTATTATATGATTTATCATATAATAGGTATAAATCATCTACTTCTACATATCCACGTACTGATTCAGGAGTTGATAAATTTACGAACCTAATTTCACTATTATTTGCAAAATATGCAGAAAATACAGATATAATAATAGCATTTGAGTTAATTGCTTTTTGATTGAAATCTCGCGATATAGTAGATATCATTTTACTGATTTTATTTAGTTCGTGATAATTTTTACAACAGATAATCATTTTTACGTTTTGATTTTGGATTGCTTTTGCAACTGCTGATTTTACCATTGAAAAAGTATTAGAGTATTTCATTTTTATTACCTCATTCAAATTTACATCCAGCGCATAATTGCCTACAATTTTCACAAACATCATTTCTTATTCGGGTGGTGCAAGATGGTTTCTCGCAACAAACACCTTGACTTATCTGGATTTTAACGCTTTTGGAGTCCATATTCTTTCCCCTATTTTTTTGATATTTTCTGATGTTCTTTGATTTAAAAGTCCTTGTCTTTTTTGTTCATCTTCCAATTTTTTATTTAAATCAAAAAGTACTCTTTCTTTTACATGTGAATATTTTGTTATGCAATTGTTATCTTCATCTTCCATCATCATCGTTTTTAGTTGGATAAGCATTACTTCAACATCTGCAATCTCTTTAAGAATCCTAGGGTCATAAATAGGTTTACCTTCAATAATTGCATACTTTATAAGTGCATGTGCAAGTTCGTTACATTCTTCAGCCGTCTTTAATATCTGGTTTTTTTCTCCAAACGTCGCAACCATTTTAGAAAAAATATTTTGTTCGTTCATTTTTTATCATCACCAAGTAACATAACTTTTAGTTTTTCGGCATTCCTCATCAGATTAATATAAAGTCGGAATGCGTCGTTTCGTGTCTCACATACTCCAAGTGACATACAAATATTTGTTGAAGAATCAATAATATACCAAATGATTGTATATTTTTTGGTTATATCCAATTTTGAAACATCAATATGGTTTTTTGTGAATACCTCGGTACTAAACCCCAAACTGTTTTCCTGAAAATGAATTCTTGACTTAGGAACCCACTTATTACCTACATATTGGGGAATATGACCCGTCCATTTTCTATGACGATTCAAATGTTTCAAAAAATTCATGTGTATTGCTATGAGTGATTTGTTGAATACATTCTTAAATAATAGTTCATTCTCATTATTTATGAGTTCATTTTTTGGTAATTCCATATATTTTATCTCTCCTTATTTTTAAATTCAAAACATAGTCCGAGTTCAGGATACTTCTTTGTTGCGTGCCTTATTGCAGCTTCCATATTTGCAAATCCGCCCTTTAACCTATATCCTACTCTATTAAATACATCTATATTTAAAGTATCGTACAAATATTTATCTTTTGTTTTTGAAAATCTTTTTCTAATTAATATTGCACGACTTGACATCATTTTAAGTTCCTCCGACTTTTATTCTTTTAGGCATTCATCCTTTATTAAGGTTTTGATATTAAGGTTTTGAATGTTGATTGACACTTATGAATATTTCGTTGTTTTTTATTACTTTCTATACCTTCCATTTCATCTTTAGCAGTCCACGAACTTTTATTTTCATCTAACAATTTTTTAATATTATACTTATTAAATAATTCTTCATATTTTTTATGAACTTTATATTTTCCTCCCGTTTTATATACATGAAAATTTATATTTTTATATCTAATTCCGGTCCATTGATTAATATAAATATCATATTTATCTTTAAAATAAATAATATGAATATTTACATCACTAAACATATCACCACCTATCTAATACAGATTGTTTTTCAATCTCCTTTTTAATAGAATTATTTATCGACACCCTAATATTTTTATTATATTTTCGTACCTCATTTATAAATAATTTTCTATTAAGTCCCATCTTTATACAAATATCAATAGAAATATCATCATTGTTTCCATCAGTATATCTAATATTATTATCTTTAATAACAATACAGATATATCTTATAGATAATACATTATTAAATTTATCTATATTATTATGTTCAAATGTTAATGAATATATATTGCATTTTTTCATTATATTTAATATATATTCATTAATAGCTATACGCTTTTTATAATTTTCCTCTTGGATTTCTTTTCGTTTTTTTAATAATTCAATATTCATACTTTTACCTCTTAACCAATCATTATTTTTAATCCAAATCGCGATTGTTTGATTTTTTTATTCGGATGCTCATCTAATTTTTTTCTAAGATCTATTTTTATTTCAAAATAAAAATGTGGTATTAAATAACCTCTATGAAAATATCGGTTATTTTCTGATCGCGCCGTAAATTTAATTCTTTCCATAATTTACCTCTTAACCGATTTGAATTTGCATCTCAAATCTTGGTAATTCTTTTGATTTTACTATATACAATTTAGCATAAAAATAAAAGAAATTATTCAAGTAAGATACGCACCAATATCGTTTAGTGATTGCAAAAAGTGATATTTACATCACCTCTTTATTATACATGTAATATCCAAACTTTTCACCGCTTAGTTTTCCGTAAAGGATTTCAAAATTTGAATTCCAATACTTGTTATATTGTGTAAGTTTGAATTGGGCTCTTTCAATTACAGTATCTAGGCTCTTTCGATCCTTTGCAGAATCCGGATTAATAACATATCCAGAATCTAAAAGATTCTTGATATACTCATTTTGTTTTCCGCCCTTGGGAGTTCGTGCAATTGCGCATCGTGTTAAATATTCTTTCCTTTCAGAGTTACCGAAGTTCTCAGGATCGTTATTCAGAACTACACATTTAATACCTGATGGTGTCTCTTTTACTATCATTTTATTACCTCTAAATTTTTGTTGGTCCTATCTTATACTTCATTATACTTATAGGTTTTGGTTGGACATTATCATATTTAGTTTTGGATCATAATATAGGGTTCTAATATATTTTCGCTTTATGCTTATGTTTTTATATAGGTTATAGTTTTTTCGCTTTTGTTTATCCCTATATGAATAATAACCACATACAGTAGGTTTTACATTATTTAACGCACAATTAAATACATATTCTTCATAATTCATAATTATCATCTCTCGTAACTGAATAAACTTTTCTGCATCTCGTTTTTTCCATTTGTTTTCATTATTATTCTATCCTTCTTATTACTATTAAGCCCTTTATAGTATTTAGATCTATCGATTTTCAAAACCTTAAAGAACCTGTCCATTGGCGGCAATAATTGTTTCTCAATATAATATTTTCTATCAATTTCGAGGTTATGTTTTACGACTTCCTCAGCACTTTCCGCTCTATCAGAATATTCGCCATCACCTTCAACAATAACATAAGAAATGCGATCTCCTAGATTTATTTGCTCATTTCTTTTGATCATCTTTTTAGCTACTTTGATATGAATTGGAACTACCTTGTATTTTTCTACGTGTTTTGTGTATTTCTTTGAGGTTAGTATTTGCGATAAGTCATTTACGTTTTTGTATTCAAGATTTTCTATTTTTTTTACGGATTCGCTAACGTGCTCAACGGCTGCATTTACATTATCATTTATAAGAATTTCTTCTAGGCATTTTTGCAGGGTAGAGCCTACGATTTTTACCCAATCTCTCCTTTTGGTTTCAATTCCAGCGGCCTTGATTTTGTTTTCCCATATTCCGGATTTGTTTTGTTCAAAATGCCAATAAGCATACTTCTTTTTTGCTTCAAAAATGATTGTTTTTGCAATCTTCTCATAAAGTAATTCCATTGGAGCGGGAAGTTGTTTGCTTCTTTCAGATCCTATCTTTATACCAAGTTCTTTTAATACATTCAAAGATATAGATCCATATTTTATATTTTTATTTTTTACTTCTATGAATACTGAGTCAGTATCACCGTAAACTACCTTAAAGGTATATGGTTCTTGGTGATCCAAGTACTTGAATTTGGCTTTTGCTTCCTCAACATGATAGACAATACCATCTCTATAGTAAAGTCCCGGCAACCCCTCGATATAAGCCTTAGTTTCCTTTATATTCTGGCGACCAAAACTTGTAACAGCTTGAGCTATATCAACAGCGAATAACCTCGCGCGCGCATAGCCCGAATAACCATAAAAGCTATTCAGTAATATCTTAAGAGCATATTGCCTTGCATCGAGATATTCTTTTTCAGAGCCTTCCGCTTTTTTCATAAGCTTCTTAATTCTTATTCTTTCGTTCAAAAGTTCCGATAGGATTTCAGGTACTACCCCAATCAATACAGATTGATCAACAAATAAACCGCCCACCACCGCCTGATGTGACGGAACATCTTTGTATTTTTCTTTATCAAGTATCAAAGTATCATACGAATAATTCTGACTAATCATTATAGTTGGATACAACGATTTGTAATCAAGGACCACGACATCCTTAATTAGTCGAATTTCCGGAGATAATACATCAGCTCCGGAGTACTTAACATCATCATCTTCATCATCAGATGAATCAAAATCGGGTTTCATTGCCATTAATCTATCTTTTTTCCTATATCTTTGTGTCAAAAGTATTTCGATTTTTTGAGTTTGCCCCGAATTAACACAATCCTGCAACAAAATACCAGTTAATTTTGAGATTGCAATATATTTATCTACAAACTTTGTATTATAGAGAAGTTCAAGCGCAAGAACTGCATCGCGTCGCGCATATTTTATCGTGTTATCATATTCTCCATTTACGTATTCTTCTCGCATTTGCCTCATTGGAAGATCAATTTTTTCATTCTTTAAAAGTTCATGTGCAATTGTTTTAAGATTGTAAGATGGATAGTTATAATTTGCTTTTACGAGGGGTAAAAGATCAAAAATTACGCGGCCCGTAACAGATACCGTCGTGTTTTGAAATCCCTTTTTCACCCAAAGCCGAGTATTCCCTCTTCCAATATTTGAGATTAGATGATTTGCGTTTTGCCGTTTATAGATATACTCAAAATCAAATCCATTTATGTTATAACCCGTTATAACATCAGGGTTATACATATTAAAAACTAAATTAAAATACCATAACAATGATCGTTCATCCGGGAAAAAGATAACATCTTTATCATAAGTTTTGGTTCCTTTATTCCCCAAAATCAGAACTAAAGTTTTTTCGTTTTCAAAAAGATGTGAAAATGCAAAGCTAATAACTATTACTTTGTCGCCATTTTCCGCAACTGGCATTTCCAAGGTTGCCGGAGGCAACACTTCAATATCGAAACTGAGGATCTTTAGATCCTCGTTACCTTCTTTTTGATATGCTACACATTTTTCGTCACAATATCCCATACCTGAGAGTCCCTTATCAATTAGGAACCTATTCTTGAAAAGTATATCCGCCTCAAATATTTCTATGCATCCTGGCAAATCCTTTACTTCTGATCGCAAACGGCGGATATCGCGCGGATCTTCAGCTATTATTTTTACGACTTCTATTTTTTCAGTTTGATAACCCAAAGGTAAAAACTTTTTTTCGATTTCATATTTTATATTCATTAAATTTAATGTATTATAAAATGTATTTTCTGCATTTGGATGTACTTGTGCATAAAAATAAGGATAAAAATTATAATAATGAATTATGTCGCCTCCGACACCATATATATTTATAATCGGTTCCTTATAATATCCATGATCTTTTATACTATTAGTGACATCAAGAATTTGCATAACCATAATAGGACTTGAAAGTATAAAAAGGTTTGTAAATGAAAAAAGTTAATTGATTAATTGTTTAATTTTTAGTGACAATTGTAAAGCTTCCATAATTTTTTCTTTAAATTTATCATTGTAATCATCCCACCCATCAACATTTTGCATTTCAAATAATGCATTTGATAATTTTTTTGATTCTTCGCGTGCATAATTTTTTAGTCTATCTGATTGTGTTTCGTAACTCATATTATCACATCCTCACGTTGAATTATATAGTCTGCAATATCTTCTAAGATATTGTCACTTATTCCAGCCGGGCATCTTTTCTTTACAATTTGATCAAGTTCATATACAATCATATTTTTTCGTATGCCGTGTAATTTTTCCAGAAACTTATCTGCATCTAATTCTAATGTTACCTTTGTATCACCAATCGACATTTTTATTCCTCATTTTTTAATTAGTTTTTTTATTATATTAAATTTATATTCAATTTCATCATTATTTTTATTAATAATTTGTGAAACATAATGACTCCATAAAAATAACCAGGTTATTAATAGAGATTGTATTACTTCTGTTAATATATGTATTACTTCCATTTTAATCGTGCTCCATTTCGTTTGCAGTATTTCTTATTGAGGTTACTGTCATTTCCAGACAATTAAGTAGGGTTTCACGTGATTTCCTACAAGAAATTATTGGACATTCTTTGCATAATATTCTTTTTACTTGATATACAAATTGAGAGTCACACGTTGCCATACACCATACTAGAACTTGAAAGTATAAATAGATTTTTACTTAAAGAATAAAAAATAAAAAAGATTTTATTAAATTTTAAAGATGGGTTTAGCTTTACCGCTCTGCTTTTGGCGGATTTGCTTTAGGGCCTCAAGCTCAAGAACATCCTGTCCGGGCTTGTCTGGTTGCTCAGGATCGCGCGTTGCGGCCTCCCATTGCCACCTATCAAGATTCTTACCTTTTCCGTCTGCGCGGGCCGCTACAAAGAACCTCCGGCCATAGGTTTTTACAACGGCATTGACTGAGTTCTCGTTAATTTGTGCCCCAATGACAATATCATTAGGCTTAAGATCAATTGTCTTTACAAGCCTAAATCCTTCATCACTTTCAACATCAAGAATTTCCCATCTTTTCACCAGATCAATAGCCCTAAAGTTAGGGATCTTGGTTTGTTCACCGACAGGCAAATCCTTTTCCTCACCCTCAAAGGGCAAACACTCATTCCAGTCAATTTCTGCCATATTTTCACCTATTTTTTATTCTTTATAATTATCTGCTAAGTTTCTAAGTGCTTCTGGTATAGTATCTCCGAAACCAGAAACACCTTCTTGTAGATTTTCACCAATTCTTGCACATATTTTATTTCCATCTTCATATACATATACTAATATTTCGTTCATTGTTTAACATCCTTATTCTGTATCATAAAAAAATAATTGCACCACCAGCGCATATATATTACTAATTTGTAAGTATTTAAACTTATCTATATTAGATTAGTTTACTTTCCATGAATTTCTGGAAATTACAATAAATCAAAATCTTCATTGCTTGTGCAGCACAAAAAGATAATTCTTTATTTTCATTTCCGTTAATCCATCCAGTACCACCGCCCGGTCCAACTTTCATAGTTAAAAGTAATATATTAATCACTTCCAAATACTAGAATTTTGTTCTTTTGAACCTTTTTGTGGCTGCATCAAAATCAAATCCCTTAGTAAATAATGCATCGTGTAAGATTGCATCTATTTCTTTATTAACAAGTCCAATCTTTTTATCGATTATTTCATTTTTGTTTTTAACATCTGCCAAATAATCTTGATATATTGGATCGCGAATATCAAATACTTGTGCAATATCTATGTTTCGCGATCCAATATTATCACGTATTTTTTCAACTGGTAGTAAACGAATATTATTTAGTTTGCAAAATTTATGAAATTCTACAGGTACTTTCTTTTCGGCTAATAATTCATTTCTCTTTTTCGTTCGTTCAGTTTCAAGCTCTTTGAGCAATTCCATTTTATATTCAAATACTGATTTTCTCATTTTTACCCCATCCTTTTCTATCAAACTCTCGGTACTTGGTTAGTGTTTCATCTATCATTAATTTTCTAGCCATATTTGGATTAATGCCTAACTGGTGCAGGAGCATCTCAACCTGTATTAAGAGCTGTCCACCATCAGTTATAAGGTCGGACTCGTAAAGCTTTTTATCTTCGGGAAACTTAGCCGCTAAAACTAGGCGATAAAGTAATAATCCTAGCTCTTTTTGAATGATTGCACCACGTTCTAGCGGCGTTGGATGATCCTTTTCGACTGCAAACAATGTTCTTATATCTCGCTCAAGCAAATTTAATCACCTCGGAATAGGTAACGATGAATCATTATACTTACAGTTTGGACATATAAGCCCTTCCCAAATTCCAAATTGAAATTGAATTTCACCTTTAACCATTTTTGTACTACATTGTGGACATAATTTTTCATTCATACTATTATTTTGATTTCCTTTAAATCGTAACTAACGACTTCTAAATAATGTATGCCGTTATCTGTCCATACTGCACCTAAAAACAATGTTCCGAAATACATTAGATTATAATCAGGTGAAATAAGTATCTTCAAACCTAAATTATAATTTCTACTAAAAATATTTGTTTTAATATTCTTAAATTCATCTTCAGTAAGTTGAATAATACATCTATGTAATCGTATTCTATCCAAAGTCCCATCAACTGAAATATTTAACAATTTTATTATTTTGCCTCTTTTTGTTTTCTATAAATTTCTCTTGTTATTTTTACCTGATCAAGATATCTCCGAGGATGTAGTTTTTCAAGATGGATAATAGGCCCAACAAACCCCACCTTTAAAACGGGTGTTTGTCGCGCGGGCCGGATAGAAATCATATTTTTAAATCACCTTCAATATTTTCCTCTTAGATTACTTCTTTTTACATACATTTTACAATTACATTTATCAGGTAAATTACAAATACCATCTATACGTATTGTGCAAATTTTTGAATTTTTATCATTCTCGTATATACATTTCTGAGATTGCACCATTATGATACCTCTTATGGATTACTCAAGTTCCTTAATACCTCTTAATATATCTCTAGCTTCAATAATAATAGCGCGTTCTTCAGCAATTGGTTCACTTTTTATATCTTGTTTTGCTATTCTCTCTAATAATGCAATTGTACGATCATATAACTTTACCATTATAATACCTCTTTATATCTAAAGATCGATTTATTTAATTCCTCGAATGAAGTATATACCTCATCAGGATTATAATATACTTCATCAGATAAGTAGTTTTCGGTATAGTCAAATGCTAAATATTTATTAGAATTAAATTCTTTTATTAGTATCCAAGTATGATCATTTCCTTTTGCATATATAACGGTATAATTATTAGATTCAAAATACTTTCCGGCGGTCTGCGCGAATTCTAAACACCGCCCATAATCATATCTTGTTTTTCCATATTCATTAGTTACGTGGAAATAAAAAGACATATCAGATTTTGCATATCCTGAATAATATGATTCGTGATAACCGGAACCTGAAAAAGAAATAGACTCACTAAATTCAATAGCAGATACATTAGATAATAATAGCAAAAAAATCAAAAACGATTTCATAGATTTTTGCATCTCCGTTTTTCATTGGTTATTTGTGTCGCGAGGAATGCGAACCGCTCAGTATATTCCTTTTCGGATACTGTAATATCATAAACTGGTAATCCATTGTATTTACAGTATTCAAATGAATGAATATGATCATCGGTTTTGATGTCCTTATTGTGGATAACATCTAGGGTTGATTCATCTTTACTAATTATTACAAAAATTGGAATATCTGAGTTTTTGATATCGTCGGTATTCCAACATCTGAGGATGATTAACGCGTTACTCTTCGTCATTAAATACACATCCTTTGCAGTCTTTTTCTTTACAATCGGTACAATCTGGATCTTCATCTAATAATTCTGCCTCAGCATCATTTGAATATGAAAATTCCCACATGTTACCTTTACAGATGGTTTCAAGAACTTCAAATTCTTGAATATCATCAGTATTATATGATTTATGTATAGCTTTTTGGATAGCTTCTTCTTCATTCTTAGCCGATATTGTAACCTCAATATATCCACATACCGGAAGATTAACCAAAAATTCAGGCATTTTTAATCACCTACTTAATGACGAATGCGTATTTTTTCGCCATCAACCACCCTTTAATATACCAGAATAAATTATCTAATGTGTTTTGAGATGGTTTTATACCACATCTAATAATAAGTTCAATTTCGTATGGCAATACTAATAAATTAGAATTTTCTGGTAATATTCGGCTATATGTTTTAAGATCTGGAAATGCTTTATTTAAGTCATGTTCAAGCAATGCTGCTGTATTCATATCTAAATTCTCAATGATTGCATTTCGACCTTGTTTTTGCAGGTCATCGCGATACAATATATTAAGTTGGATTTCCATCTTTTAACACCTCATCAGTTTTTGTGTATTACCTTATGTAAACTTCATTCTATTTATAGATTTCCGTAAAAAAGAAAAGATTATGGAATTCCATAAAGTTGGGCGTATTCGCGAAAGGCAAGCATCGACCGATGTAATTCATATATATAATTGTTTGCGACATTGATTTTACCTAAGCGTATTGCGAATTTTGCCTCTAATGCTAAGTTCATGTGATACCTGTAGATTGCGGCTGATATCTTCGTTGGCGCGTGAATTACATCAAGAAATGCATTATTCGCGAATTCCTCAAGATCTGTAATTTCCGACATTTTTTGTTCCTCCATTTATTCATCTCTATATCCTTTGGTTTTGTAATAATTTTCCTCATAGCCACATCGCGAGCATTTCATATTTCCATATTCATCTATAACTATAAATGTTGTATTATCACATCCATAACACAAATAACCAACCTCATCTCCTTTATTAACTGGTTTTTTAGATGGATCTTTATTTGTTTGATTATGTTTATAACATAATAAAAATCCAGTTATTATACCAGCTATATAAGTTATAAATAATAAATATTGGTACATTTACTCAATTCCTCCGACACCTTTTTTATAAAGAGTTGCTTGTTTTCCAAATACCGGACATTCATTTCCTATACCACAGGAAATACATTCACATTTATCATTAGGATCAGAACCACATTCGATACATCCAATAACTTTTAGTTCTTTATCAACCAACTCAATATATGTGTAATCATATAATTCAAACATGTTTTTGTTCCTCCGCTCCAATAATAACCTCAGTATCGATCATTTTTCGGACGACTGATATTTTATCGCGATCATTTTTTAGGGTGAGCTTTACCTTCGTGAGTTTTATATTTTCGACTTCCAGAACTTCAAAACGATTTCCTCTTATATAGATTATGTTTCCTTTTACTACGTTCTTGAATATATCGTACCTGCAAAATCCTTGCATTTTTTCACCTTTCCCAAATTTTAGATTATATGCTAATAGAACTTCAAAGTATAAGTAGATTTCCCTAGAACTAAAAAACAGAAAATTATTTATACTATGAAGTACAAATAGATGAGATATGAACAAAACCGAATTTATTAAAAATCTAAAAGCCGGAGATATGGTAATCATTAGAGATTACTATAACAGAATGTATATTGAAAGTGTAACGAAGGTTACACCCACCGGACGAATAAGAATAAATAATACGACTTTTGATCAAGATGGAATAGAAAGAAATTCGTACTGGCAAAAAAGACATCTTGTAGAATATTCCGAGGAATTAGCAATCCAAATTAAAGAAAATGATGAAAAAAATGAAATAATTGAAGAACTTAAAAAAACAAACTGGAATCAATTTAAACTAAAGGATCTTAGAAATATAAAAGAAATAATCAATAATGTAGAATGGAGATAAAGAATATGAATTCGATTCAACGAAGGATGTATATTGAGTACGGAAATCGTAAAGACGAAGAATATAAAAAACAACTTTTAGAAAAGGATAATATCATTACTCAAAAGGATGATAAAATCCGAGAATTAGATCACATCTGCGAAGTAGTTCAACAAAAGTTATATTCGTGGTTTGAAGGTGATGCTCGAAGAATCCTAATTTGGCAAAATCCAAATTTAGATTGCTATTCCAGAACGATAGGATATAATATCAGAATAACAGATTATGAATATAATATGATGATAACAAACGAGACATTTAGAAGAGAGTTTTTAGAATATCATATTAGGAAATTTATACGAGATGTTGATAAAAATTTTAAATAAAAAAACTAATAGATAAATCCTTTTTTATGTAATAAAAGATCTGCATATTCGCGATATGCTTTTTTCTCGCGATCATTTACCTGATATCTTTTTGGATGTATTTCTTTTTGGTATTCAGAATATGCAAATCCGTCCAATTCCTCAGCTAGAACGATTGCAAGAGCTTTCACCTGATCATATATTACATGATTTAGTTGTCGCTCAAGATAATTTATTCTCTTGTTTTTCTCTTTCATGTTTTCAGCATGAAATTCAGTAAGATCATTTAGTAATTTTTTGTACTCATTTTTTTTATTAACTACAAATTTATAATCAAATATATCGCTACGAATTCTTTCGTTTTCAGCTTTAAGTTCCTTGTTTTGTTTCGCGACTTTCATAACATCGTTCATTAAATCAAATGTCGTAAGACTTTTATCTATTTTTTTAAATACAATATCATTTCTTTGTTTCATAATTAAAACCTCTTAATATTGCGGAATTCTCGGAACTTTTCTGGATCTTCGGTATATTCTCCTTTTCTAGCGCGAAACCCTTTTTTGACTACAACGGGCTTCTTTTCAGTTTTATACATAACATCATATTCATCAACTAAATTAATCAAACATGTATTAGTATTATTATCAAGTGTTGCGGATATATCAAACATTTTAATTTTATGTTTTTCTTGCATTTTAATCTCTCCATCTTTCTGGTTCGGTTTCATGGATGATTGCAGGTTCTTCGCCTGAATTAACAGCGTTAATTCGCTGTTGCCTAAACCTATCCTTTATCTTTGCTGGATTTGCTTTCTTTCGATTATTCTCCTTTCGTTTTTTGGAAGTTGTCATTTTTTCACCTTCTTAGTTTTTTGCGTTATAACTAATAGGTACTTGAAAGTATAAATAAGTTATGGTTTTAAAAAATTAGTTTGTATCAAAATTATCATTCGTATAATTTAGAATATTTACTATCAATTCGTAGTAAATATTTAAATTACAATCACGTTCTACAGCTTCGCAGAATCCTAGAATATCACCTCGCTCCAATTGCTGCAAACATTCCCGGTTATAAATTCGTTTAGCTTCAATACATTTATCTAAGATTATATCGAGTTTTCTATCCAAAATCGATTTCATTTTATCACCAAAAATTAATTCGCTGCAATAAATTTGCAGCTATTAACTTTCATGTTATATGTGTTGCGTGCAATATTTTGAGCTTTCCAAGATGTTTGATACATTGAATGCATCATATCTTTATTTGGGACATCATCAACTGTTATATCTCTCGTTACTATTCCTCTTGAGTCAGAACCAAATACTCTAAATGTCATTTGTGCCATACTCTATACTAGAACTTCATTCTATAAATAGTTTTTGGAATGTAAAAACAAAAAAAAAGAAAAAAGGATTTATAGCCAGGATTCGGAACCTAGCGGTATATTTTTTGTGTCGTTCGTTAGATACTCCGGAAGATCATAAGATGATTTTGCGATAACGGTAATTTTCTTATTCTCAACGTGGGAGGTTCGCGAGTTCATCCAAGGATCATTAAACTTTGCAGGTTCGTACTTTTCATCGGCGAAGATTGCAGGTAATTGATAGGCTGGATTTTCAGCCGGGCCGATATAATGCGCCGAATCCTTATAGAAAGGATCGCTTGTTACTAGACTTGGATCAGACGGGAGGTAAGGAACCCCATTAGATCCGTCGCGCTGATCATAAGCCGATACTATCATTACCAAGGCCATAAAAGCCAATATACTAATTATATATCTCATTTTATTCATCTCCATTAATATCCTACACTTGGATTTCTATATATTTCTATTGCTTTATCTGTATATAAAACCCTCAGTTTGTTTACTAGAGTTTCATGTGCTTTTGCAATCTTTAATGCATAATCATCATTATATGCACTAAACTTTAGTGGAATAGGTAATCCACTAAAGTATGCACGATATTGTTGAAATGTTTTACAGTGTGATCGGATAATCCCACCTTCGTTTATACGATCAGAATGTCAAATTGTGATTACATTCGACCCACTACCATAAGTTTCTGTATTATCTATCATTTAAATATCACCTCTATCATGTGCTACACATCTTTTATGAAAATCATAACATTCTTGGCATTCCTCATCGGTTACGTTTCCGTTTATTGGACATTCGTTTGTCATTTAAACCACCTCAAGGTTGAATTCTACTGCTGGATAATTCACTATTGTATTAGGTATGATTTTTCTATACGATGTTACCCCACCATAAATAGACTTTGCGATCCAAGCCCACTCTTCATTATCGAGTGTTGATGCATTTCTGTTTTTCAGATTAAGTTTGATTTCCATCTTTTTTCAACTCCTTAGCTTTTGTGTATTACCTACTAGGAACCTGAAAGAATAAATAGTTTTCGGTTGAAAAAGATTTAAAGGAAAAAAGGTTAATGAGTACGATCAAAACATGTTTTTTTAACACACATATTTTTTCTGCTTTCATTTGCGGCAGATTTCCAATAACTTACTGCATCTTCAAGGTTCTTAATTTGGATTTTTAAATACTTGTTTTCGGTTGTTAGTCGTTCTTCAGTCGGAGTTAAGAATTCTATTTTTTTATTATTAATTGCAGTTTCAAAATTAATTATATTTATTGATCCGGTTGGTTTTGGTTGGCTATATTTAAACATGAAATCAATTACCTTTTTTTCTGATAAACTGCATAAATACGTTCTTTTAAATGTCTCATCTTTAGATATATAATTTCTCAAAGATAATATATCATCTAATGGATTTTCATAAATTAATGGAAAATCTTCTTTATATGATATATATTTTGAATACGGCGAATAAATAAGTAATGAA